TAGATGTTAATTTTCCTGTTTTTAAAATTAAAAAATTTAGGTGTAAAACAATACCTAAAGGAAACAGATCAGGGTTTAGATTCATATTCATATTAAGTAGAAAACATAATGTTATCTACTTTACAGAATGTTATCATAAAAATAAAAAAGAACTTGAAGATAAAAATAGAATTCGGAAGATTTGTTTGAATTATGAGAAGTATTTTAATGAATAATTAAAAGTGTAGTTGAAAAATTAGTAGTATTTTGTAACTATGAAAGTTTGGGTCGTAGGTGCTGCAACACCTCACCAAACCCTGGTTACAAAAAAAGTAAACACTGGAACGTGAAACTATATCCGTAACCAATGTATTATTATATTGTAAAAACTATTTAAATTTATCCTATGCCAATATAAATAGTCCTACAAGGAGTAGGAAGTCATTAACATCATTAGCGATAGCTTTATTTAATGTGGGGTATTATTTTAAAAAATTAATAAAAAGAGTTTATTCTACTTTTGAAACAGTAATTATTAATTCATCATTAACACTTTCAACACTCCATTCAATTTTATCTCCTGCTGTAACATTTAGCATTCGAGCTATTGTTGCAGGTACACTAGTTCTGACCGCATTAGTATTGCTAGCACCTTTACTGATTTTTGTTTTTTGTTTGAATAACATTACCATGATCTCCATTTTTATTATTATTTATACTTATATTTGTACTCGCAAGTATATAATATTATCCATTAAAAGTATACTTAAAAAGGTAACATTTATATACTACAAAATCAAACTTATTATTACAGATGTATTAAGAGCTGCAACTCTTAAAACATTTTAAAAATCTGGAACGTGAAATTATGAAGAAATTTGATGAAATTGTTGAACTCCTTGATGAGGAGGATAAACAAACATTAATGGAAATCGGATGGAACTTCCTCCAAGCCAAAGGTGATGAAAAATGAAATTCATCGGAGGATGGACCGGAGAACCAGAATGGATACCTACACCATGCCCATTCAATCATAAATGCACAAACTGCGAATATGATTGTGACCTGGATGAAATGTATGACGAGGTGATCTGCGATGAGTAGATCATACTTCACAGAAGACCAGAAAACCGTCAGAGTACCCTCCCCAAAATGGACCTCTGAGGAGGAACAAACCATCAGAGAAATATTGTATGATAAAGGGTACTTTGTAAACACCTTCCAAAGGGTTGGTGCGGACGGTAAAACACATGACAGTCTACAAGTTGAACGTGAAGACATTCCTCAGCTGGTAGAAGAATGTTTCCGCCAGAGACTACATTTTGAATTACAGGCGGAAGGCAGTTACAAAGCAAGCATTATTTTTGTATATGACTACCCAGCCATCACTATTCTTATGGCTGTCAGAAGGTTCAGGAAAAACAAGTTAAACGGAGGGGTATTATGAGTGCTCCTGTTCGTTTACAGAAAAAAAGAACCCGTGACGATTACATGAGAGATGTTAATTCTTGGGTTATAAAAAATTTTGGTGTTGTTGCATTAGCAACAATCATCACCTTGTTAATTGCATTCATAATCGTATGTTATATTGTTGTAGGGGTCTCAGCTGTTGAATCTGGAACTATGAGAAACTTCATTGCAGGAGGAGTATAAATGACTGATAATAGTTTGATGAATGTGAATACTGTTCCTGATGTTGATACTGCTATTGAACAATGGAACGCATACCAAAGATTATGTGGGAAAGAAGGTATTCTTAACGAAACTGATTACCAGAAAATCTGGGTAAAAGAAAAAGATGAACACGGAAAATACCATGTGGTTCAAAGAGAGTTCAAAAAGAAAAGTGCATGGCAGAAGCTTGCACGTGCTTTCAATGTCAATACCAGCATTGTCGAAAAAGAATTAATCCGCACAAAAACTGGAAGGATAAATGAGGCATATTACTGTGTCAGAGCAACATTACCTAATGGTCGTAGTGTTGAATCAGATGCATTATGCAACAGATCTGAAAAAGGTAAAAGTAAAATTAAAGACCATGACATTATGTCTATTGCTAAAACCCGCGCTACTAATCGAGCTATCGCCGAACTGATTGGTGCTGGTGAAGTAAGTAGTGAGGAGATCACTCCAAGTAACCCTCCAAAAAATAATGATGATGTTGAGGGGGGTCATGCTGAAGTTATCCCCGCAAAAGTCAGTGAACCTCAGTCTGCACCAGAACCAAATCCTGAAAGACCTCCAGCACCACCACAATTAATCACTGATTGCATCGATGCATTAGCTGCAAGAGGCATGATGATCACACATAAAACTGTGTTAACATGCATCGAATCAAGGTGCCGAGATGAACAGGAACTCCAGGAATGCAAAGCATACCTGGACAGCATAAATTTAGAGGAGGCAGAATAAAATGTCCCCTCCTGTTATTATTTTATATGCTGATGATGAAAAAATCATCTTTGAAGCACCATCCAGCCGTAACCCTGATGAGAAATATCGTGTTACTTGGGATTTCGATGATGGATGGTTATGCGATTGCCCAGGATGTCTCAAAGGAGGTCATCTATGTAAACATATTCTTGCTTGTATTGATTATATGAAGTTTATTAACATGGCTTTATTGGATGATCCAAGGGCTGTTTTTACACTTGCAGATGAGGTGGAAGTATGAATATGAATGGTGAGTTTCCTCTTGAAGAGGTGATTAGTATCAGGTTGCATGCTTCTGAAAGGAAAAGGGCTAAAGATTTGTCTCAGACTTATCGTGAAATCTTTTTGTATGGTTTAAATGCTTTATCTAATGAGCAGGTGCGGTTAAAGTTTGAGATTGGTAAACTTGAGGAGAAAGTGGCTACTGGTGAGGCTAAGGTTAATGCGGATAAGTCATTGTTGGCTGCTAAGAAAAATCGTTTAAGGTTGATTGCTCCTGCGGAGTTGGATGAGGATACTCTTGCGAGTATGTTGGTTGAATCTGCAAGGGAGTATGCTCAGACTATTTTTAATCGTCATGGTAATGATTCTATTATTAAGATTGAGGGTCATTTGGCTAAGCAGAGTATCAAGTCTGAGGGTCGTGATTTGGGTTATAATGAGGATAGTTTTTTTATTGAGGTGAAAAATCAACTGGAAGAGTTATGTAATACGGTGGTGTATGACAGTTCAGATTCTAACTTGGGATGATTGTCATACGTATATACATATCCGTATGACATTTGGTTATAATTTGAAATTCAATTGTCATACATTTGTGTATGACATTTCAAATTTAGGATTATTATTATTATTATTATTATTATTATTATTATTATTATTATTATTATTATTAATATAAAATAATAAAATAAATAATAATAAATAACAATGTTATAAAAAGGAGAAAAAACATGAGCTTAAAAGACATTTTCATAAAAAAAGAAGACGACCTGGAAACAATATTATCCGAAACAAAATTAGGGGAAATATTTGATTTTATGGCCATGAAACTAACTGAAAATCAAAAACCCGTCAAAATAACAGTATGCTATCTTGACATGAAATACATTATTACAGCAGAGTTAATAGATGATTTCATTGAAGAACTCAAAAAAGTAGATGAAAATACAGGAGTAATTATAGAATGATAAAATTAAAAGAAAAGAGGCAGTGTTAGATTTATGATTTTAGAATTAAGTTTTTTAATAGGATTAATCACTGGCCTATGTGCTGGTTTAATCCTTTTTTATATTCTTTTTTATGAGGACCTCAAAGCTTTGAAAGAGTTCAATGAAAGACAAGAACGTTACAGGAAGATGATATAATGAGTATTTTTGAGTATGTTCCCTCTTCTGAGGATATTGATAAAGTTAAACTAGACATTGTCAAATTACTATTTGATAAGGACATGAATTTAGATAGTGGAGTATTTCTCCATGAATTAGACGGAACTAAAACTATAAAAATTGTACTTAAACCAAAGGAGTCATCAGAATGATAGATTTGGCTTATTATATTAATGTGTATGATTTGATGATGAGTGATCTGCCTCGTCCTCGTTTGAAAAGGACGGTTGTTGTGTGTGATGGTGAATTTTTACCTGTGATTGATGGAGATACTGGAGAAATATTGAGGTGATGTGATATGACTGAAGAATATTACAAACCAGTTTACGATGAAGACGGGAAAATAACTTCAATAGAATATGGTACCTATTACAAACAGGAAATAACTTCCCTTGAAGAAGTTATCAATACACTAAATGAACAACACGTCACTATATTGATGTGGTGTAAATCAAGCAGTAAACTAAAAAAATTACTTGAAGAAAACACTAAACCTACTGCTAATGACAGAGGAAAAGATGTTTATCTAAGCATAGGTGAAAATAAAAGATGCAGATACGAAAAAACAATTATTTGTGATAAATGTGGTTATTTCAGTAGTTATTTTTTAGATTGTCGGTTGATGATGGAGGATAACCAATATCAGAAAGCAAAACGATTAGGCTTGGTGAAAGAATGACTGAAATTGATGCTTTGAAGTATGAACTTGAAGAAAGCAGAAATGCTTTTGATACATTGCATAAGAAATATGTTGAGTTGCTAAAACAACAAGGAAGATTAGAAAAAGAGAATGAACAATTAAAGGAAGCATTGAAAAATTCATATATCAATGAAATCTGTGAAAATTGTAAGTATGGGGATTATTATTTTGTTAATACCCCTTGGGCTTACGAAGGGGACTTTGAATGCAAAAAAGGACATAATGGTGAAGATTGTGATGGTTTGGAAGAATGTTCTGATTTTGAGTTAGATTTAAAGAGGTTCAAATGATGACTGAAAAACGATTATGTAAATTTAGTTTAACTGGATTTCAATGTCTTGTATTTTATAAATTAATCCAACAAGGTAAACGAATAATTTTAGTTGGGGATAATAAGTTTAAGGTGGTTGATGATAATGACTGAAAATAAACTATGGAAAATAATCGGTGAAGAATTTGTCAGTTACTATGGGGGACATGCTTATTTAATCAGTAATGGAGATTGTAAGTTTCATGTTTGGGAAAGAAAGGACGATGCTCAGAAAGTATGTGACATGCTGAATGAGTTATCTTTATGGAAAATTAGATATGCTGAATTAAAAGAAGCTCATTTTACAAAGATGGGTGGTTTCACAATGGAACGTGATGGTAGAGGACGTTACACTATCTGTTCAGAAAATGTCATTCCAAAAAATAGTCCGGTTATTCAAATTAAATCTCCCGATGCAGTCTGGAATTCTATAGTAGCAGATATATTTAGTGATCTTCTCACTGAGGAGGATGATGAAAATGCCTAGATATTATACTTTGCATTATTCTAAAACTTTTAGGAATGTGATTAAAAAGGATGGTGAAAATTTTGCCTGTGTAGATGCGAATGCCCAAGCCCATATTATCACTAATGAATTAAATATGTTGCATAATGAACTTGAAAGATTCAAATTTACAATAACTGATGCGATTAATCATGAAAGAACTGATATGGGTAAAAGTGTACTCATGCAATTAGCTGATAATCTAGGAGTTGACTATTAATGAATTTTCAAGACTATGTAGCTTCACAATTTGAAGTTAAAATTATTAATGAAGGTAGGCGTAAAGGCCGTGTTTGTTTTAAGACTCCTTTAGGCTATGTTAGTTTAACACGTAGTGATTGGGAGATTGTTAAACAAAAAATTAATGAGGTGTAAAATAGTATGTTAGATGTTACTGAAAAAGGAAATTTTCTAATTGTTGAAAATAATCAATTTACAAAAAGCGCTCTTCCTGTTATTGAACATTTGTTAGACATATTAGATTATGAAACTGTTATTGATTATGCAATCCATGTTGAAACTAAAAAATTAATGGGTGTTGAAGGTGATTTTTATCCTACAAATAAAGACCCTGATTTTATTTTATCTTTAAAACATGTGATTGATGTTGCTTGTGAAAATATCTCTGAAGAGGAGATTTATTTTTCATTTAAGTTATTGTTATTAAAGGAGTAAATTTATGGAGATTGTGGAGTACCATTGCTGTGCCGATTGTAGGCATGCTTTAATTATACCTCATGATGTGTACGGAAATGATGAATTAGTATGTCTAGAAAGACACGATGAAGTAAATCATACTGGGGGTTTAAGTAACTGCACCTTTTTTAATGAAAAGGATTAATTAAACCCTGTTTTATATTATTATGTTGCTTAAAAAACAAATAAAATTAAAAGACGGAACAATACAAACACAATTCTACACCTACAAATGTAGATACTGCGGAAAAACATTTATAAAAACTGAAAACAAAACAATGTATTGTAGTGAAAATTGTAAACGCAAAACCACTCAGGACAATAAAGCCAAATACCAAAGAAAAAGAAGAAAAAGCATACGTGAAGGCCACCTAATAAGTAACGAAACACAAAAACTAGGTACAACTTACTTCCCTAAAAAAATAGGTGACTGGACAGACGAACTAAAAAGAATAAAATACGCAAAAAGAAAAGCAGGAATAATATGAACACTGAAAAATTCCCAGAATACCGAGAAAAAGTATTCAAATACATACAAGAAGAGATATTGCCAAAATATACTGAAATAGAATTATGTAGTATGCATGTATTACCTTCTTATATTGATAAGGATGTTGAATATATATTTAGGATTAGACGTAGATTCTCAATATTTAGAAAACAAAAATCATTAGGAGAGTTAAACAATGAAATATATGAATTATTGTCTAATTATTGTGATGAGATGGGTGAAAGGGGTTATATTTTACATATTTTAACTATTTTTAAATAATATTATTTTTTTTTTCACTGTTTTTTCCTATTTTTCCACCTTTTATTATTGAAGGTTAGTTTAAAAAATGAACATTATGTAATGATTTTAGTGAGATGAAAGTTGATCCATTTAGAAATATGAAACACGCCAACATTACATGTTGGTATTGTAAAAGTACATCTATTTGCTTCGATGAGCATCGTGGTGAAATATTCTGTAAAGACTGTGGAACTGTGCTTTATAGAGTAGCAGATGTGCTTCATTTCAAATAATCAGATGGTTGACCTTTAAAAAGGAAAGCTTCAAGAAAATATACTCTTTTTTGTGGTTTTCTTTTCATTGAAAGAACTTCGGTACAATTTTCTAATATAAAAAATACGCATGGCATAAGGATATATTCTTTGGTTACTGAAAAAAAAACGGTTATAAACTCTGCTAATTATTACTTTCATTGATGTATAAAAACTCTATCTAAAAAAATGAGTTTGTCAAGTCATTTTTTTACTCCTGTTATAAAATATTTAACTAAAAAAAGGGATTTTTAAATAGTCATGATTAACTGTGGATTCTCATAAATTTAATCCATTTTTTTTATTAACCTTCAAAAAAAAATGCATTATAATGTGTGTTTTTTAAAGCAACAATTTTCATCAAGTTTCCATGTTGTATAATAAAAAAAGGAGGATGATGGAGAAAAAATTTATCATTTTTTCCCATTCATAACCCTTTTTTTTAATACAATTAGAGAATTATTTTTTTTTGTTTTATGGTTCTTTAAAACATGATGTGATGTCTACTACTACCATTAAAAGGCTATGTTTAGTTTAGGGGGTTCGAATCCCCCAAGAACCAACTTCAAATAAATATGTAAAGGTGAAACTAAAAAATGGAATTCGACAACAAAACAATACTAATAACTGGATTAATAGCATGTGCAATAACTGCAATGGTATTAAACTTTGAACAAATAGCATTAGCAATTGTATCTGGCCTCGTAGGTTACCTAAGTAAAGATAAAATTGACCAATACTTATCAAATGAAACTCATAGTGATGATGATGACATCTAAAACCTTAACAGAAAAAATACCCTATCGGAGGACAGTCTGGGTGACTGGATTTCTAAAAACAACACTATCAAGTAGCCTCATAGCCACAGGAGTATTATTCCTATTCACAGGGATAACAGACCACCCCTTATTCCAAGGATGGCATGAAATATCCATAATAGTAGGATCAATAATGATACTCCTAGCAGTACTCATAGTTGTGCTAATAGACCAATGGAAAGACCAAAGAAAAAAAGAAGAACTTGACATTATCAACAAACACATAGACGAAAGAGCTATAGAAATTGCAGAAGAAAAAATCCAAAAAGCAATGGACCAACTAGAACAATAAAAAAAATTGGTCTCATTTCTGAAAATCAGGACATTTTTGATAACATGTTCAATTCCAAATTAAAAGATGAAAAAGGCACTGAAACAGATTTAGCATTCAATACCCGAATAGCATATTGCATATTCAAAGCAGAACACGTTGGAGAAAAAACAACACGCACACAATTCATCAAATGGTGTGAAGAACAAATACAAAAAGGTCCTTTCATACTCGATAAAAAACCGAACAAAAGTAGTCTAAAAAAATGGCGCAAAAGATGGTCTCATGACGAATCAGCAATATCGTACATTATTCACGAAATCCAAAACAGACTTTCAACTGCCGACGATAAGTATGAAATCACTATACTTGATTTAATAGTTGACGATTTAAAATTCATCAAAAAACTGTATAATGAAAGGAATAATTTATCCATTTCAGATTTTATCAATGTTAAAGATTATTTCCTTTCTATTAACCATATTGAAAATGCAATTTCCACAATCGAAAAAAGAATACGTGTAAGATTGGAATTGCCTACCAATTATAATAATAACAAACAGGAAATTGAAGGTAACATGAAAATCACACAACCTGGTGAAGAAAATATTTACGAATACACTCCGGAAGAAATGGAGTTAATACAAAATATGAAAAACACTACTGATGATATCCTTGATGAATTATGAAAGTAGACTACACAAAACTAAAGTTAACTAGTGATGATTGGCAAATAATCCACAGTACAATTGAAAAAAATAGATTCATCCCAATCAAACCCTATCCAAAACAACTTTACGCTATATGTGACAAGTCAAAAAGGAAACTTATAGGTGGAAGCGCATACAGTGGTAAAAGTATACTTGGAGCAATACTTGCACTACAACACTTCAAAGCAAAAAATTACCGCTGCCTTATTTTACGATCAACATACGATAATGTGATAGCAACAGGAGGGATTGTAGACTATATCAACGAATGGACAAAACAATTCCAATACATCGAACATAACCAATCCAAAAGAGTGTTTATCAACCATAAATCAAATGCAAAAATATTCTACTCCTACATGCTATTGGAAAAAGACAAAGAAAAATTCAAAAGTAGAGCATACCATAGGATAATAGTTGATGAAGCATCTGAATTTTTTAAAGTCAACCTCCAATTCCTGAACAGATCTTTAAGAGGAACATCTGGTTTAATGGATTTTCCATTATCATTATATTATATCAGTAATCCTGCAGATGCTGATGGGTCTGCCTACCTGAAAGAAAGATTTGTTGATGGACCTTATCCGTATTATGAGATGAATTTCTGGGACAATCCGTATATTGACAAAAATGATTATCTGGAAAACCTTAAAGAATTATCCAAAGCAGATTATCAATTTCAAATAGGTAATTGGGATTATGAAGTGAAATCAGGTGATGTTTTTGATTATGATTTGATTGATGCACATACCATCAGTCGACAAGAATATGATGAAATGTTAACTGAACAGGAGATACTCCAGCAAGTAATTACATGGGATATTGCAGCTACTGAAAAATCCACTGCAGATTACACAGCATGGAGTCTTTCAACTGTTTTTAAAGGAAAACTTGGAGTAATTCATAATCAGGATAGTACCCAGAAAAAACCTGGTAAGCTTGAAAGTAAAATGATGAGTGTTATGGATAGGTATTATGAGTATGATAATTGGATTGAAAGACAACCTGCAGCCGCAGGAAAAATTGTTGCAAACTATTGGAAAAAAGAATTCGAGGATTATCATCCTACATTCATTGATGTTCCAAAATCAAAACTGATTAGAGCCTCCCGTATGGTTCGTGGAATGAACAAAGGAAATATTTTATTTGTTAAAGGTAAATGGCTTAAAAAGTTTAAAAAACAAGCAGTGAAATTTCCAACAGATAAAGTCATAGTTGATGATGAATCCACTCATGATGACCGTGTGGATAGTGTTACATTATTACATGAAGGATTATACCCTCAAAAAATGAGGACTCATTTAAGAAAAAGAAAAAGGAGATGAATTATATGGTAACTGTAGTAAGTAGTAACTTCCTAAAAGACACTGTAATTAAAAGTGTGCTTAATGAATATGATATTAAAAGTAAAGAGTTAAGTAAAGATGAATTAACCTTTGGTGATGAGGTAATTGAACCTCCGTTTCATCCAATACAATTAGATAAACTCAGAGATATTAGTGGACTTCATGATATTTGCATAACCACTAAATGTGAAGATGCCATTTTTAATGGTAAGAAACTCATTAGCACTGCGGGGGATGATGTTCCTGAAGATCTTGAAAGTTTGCTTAATGATTTTAGTTTTGATGAAGAATGTGAATCATTTTTGGAAGATTTAGAGACTTTTGGTTATGCGGGTTTAGAATTAATCAGTGATAATGGAATGCTTAAAGCGGTGAACTACATTCCATCATTATACTTGCGCATGTGTCGTGATAAGAAACGTGTAAAACAGAAGATTAATTCCGTTGAAACTTACTTCAAGTTATATGATCCTTCTGAAACAAGAGCATTAAATTATAAAACAGGTTACTTTGAAGATGACATCACACCAGATACCATTGCTAACGAATTAATTTGGTTCAATACAAAATCCTCTGATTCTAAAGTGTATGGTAAACCAAAATATTTAAGTGAATTAGATGCTATCTTAACTGATAATGCAATTATTGAATATCAGCAAGGTCACTTCAAAGCTCATGGAATACCAAATTATATAATCACAGTCACAGGAAGTATTGAAGAATCTGAAGATTATACTATGGATGATTGGGAAGAAGATTTGGAACAGGAATTTAAGGATATTAGTAATGAACCTGGAACAGCATTATGTGTTGTGATTCCATCTGATGAGAATAATGTTAATGTTAATGTTACTAAAATTGGTGATGAGAAAAAAGAAGGAAGTTTCCTTGAATTATCTGAAAGTGTAGCAGATCGTATTCGTAGAATTCATCGTGTACCCCGTGAAAGATTAGGTGACAGTGAAAGCAGTGGTATAGCATCTAATCGTACTGAAATGTTACTTAAAAATTACTCAAAATCTACGGTGGGAACATTACAAAAACGTATGGCCAATCTCATCAACAAAACCATATGCGAATCCATTTTTCAAACAAAAGACCATAAAATCGAATATTTACCTGTAAACTTTGATGAGGAAGATAAAGTACTTGACAGAGGTATTAAATTGCTTCAGAATGGTGCTATGAAACTTGGGGAATTTATTAACAGGTTTGGTGAACCATTTGAATTACATATGGATGAGGGTGATGAGTATTATGATGCAAGGTTTATGAATAATCAGTCATTGGATGTTGTGTTGTATGGTGATGATCCTGTAGATGCTGAAGGAAAATTGAATAGTATGATTGCAGATTTAGATGAGGATATGAATGGTTACTGAAGCAATATTATTAGAAGTATGTATTAGTTGCATGTGTGTTTTGATGATTGCAACTACTTTGTTTTGTATTTATTTGATGTATGATTGGATTAAAGTTTAAGAATGGATTATTATGTATACTTATCAACAACGATTAGAATATGCTAAAAGATTGCAAAGATTACAGCAAGCAGTTGTAATCAAGGATAATATTCATTTAACTTACAAGTATAAGAATCGTAACAAAGCTTATGCTCATATTGATAGTGTACAAGATAGGATCAATAAAGCAATTATTGAAGATGTAGTTAATGGAAATGCAGATTCAATTAAAAACTTGGAAAAACAAGGAGAAAACTTAATTACAGATACATTAACTAATGAAAGAAAAAGATTGCATCAAGATAAAAATCATAAAGCG